TAATTCCGCAGATGTTGTATTAGCAAAAACATTCAATTTATTTGAAGTATATGCTACTGTTCCTCCTCCACCAAAATCAATACTAGACGAATCATTTCCTGTAAATGTAAGTGTATTACTTACGTTTAAAGTTTTTGCGTTTGCTATAGTTAGAGTTGCATTTGATGCAGGAGCAGTTATAGTAACTTTATTGATGCTAGTGGCAGTTGCAACTCCTAAAGATGGAGTTGTAAGTACAGCATTGGTTGATCTTACCACATTACCAGTACCAGTTGTAGCGGTCCAAGTTGCACCGCTCAACGAACCAGATTCACCAGTCAATAAAACTGCATTTGTTGTGCTTGTGTTTGCAATAAACGCAGTAGTATTAGCGCCAGATTGATAAAGTAATTGATTTCCAGATCCTCCTGCAACATGAGTTGCGCGTGATGCAGTAGCAGCATTTCCGTCAAGATCTGCTTCTAGTATTCCTGTGGTTACACTAATACTTCCTGTATTTGAACCAGTAGCAGTTGTTGTACCTAAAGTAAATACATCTTTATCTTCATCCCAAATAAATGCAGCATTATTTCCGCTTGAACCTCTTTCAAAAATAAATCCGATATCATTTGGATTAGGAGTTGAATTTCCCAATCCTCGTTGAAGCATTATAAGTGCATCTGTTACTTCCACGTTTGTTGTATTTACTATCGTACTAGTACCAGAAACTGTTAGACTTCCTGCAATAGTTGCATTCCCTGAAACTACTAAATTATTTTTAATATTAGTATTACCACTTGCTGAACCTATATCAATAGTATTCGCTGCACCTCCGAAATTAATTGTGGTTGCAGTAGCATCCAATAAATCAAATGTACCAGAATTTGTTGTAATAGATGTAGTTAATTGTGGAGAAGTTGCTCTTACTATACTAGTACTACCAGTAGTAGCCTCCCAAAAAGAAGTACTAAGATTAGATCCAGAAGTTATTAATATTTGATTTGTAGCAGTGGGAGCAGGAGCAAATGCTGTTGTTCCTGTAGAAGATTGATATGCTATTCTATCTGTATTTCCTCCAGCAAGATTTGTTGCTGTTGTTGCACTAGAAGCATTTCCGTTCAAAGCAGCACTAATAGTGCCTGCAGCAAAATTGCCAGATCCATCTCTTGCTACTATTGTGTTCGCACCATTAGCAGTATTTGCATTGCTTGTAATAGTAATGGTTGCATTTCCTGATTGATTGGCAGAAAAAGTTGAAGGTGATCCTACAGACAATCCTGTTCCACTTGTAGCAATTGTTAATGTACCATCTTTAATATCATCAGTAAAAGCCAATGTTTCTGTGCCTGAACTTGAATTGGGGTAAAATTTTAGTGTATTAGTGCTTGCTTCCCACCAAAAATCTCCATTTGCTGGAATAATAACATCTTTTCCTGTACTTCCTAAATTAAAATTAGATCTGCTTCCAGAGATAACAGGATTTCCACTCGTAACTGTAATTGCACTAGACCATACAGGAGCACCAGTTCCAGCGGATATTAAAACTTGACCAGATGAACCTGCTGCAGTTGATCCATATGCAGTTGTACTTGATCCATAGATTATGCCACCTGCATTAGGACCAGTACCAGTACCTGTACCACCACTAGTAACACCAAGAGTACCTCCTAATACGACAGCACCTGTTGACGCTGTATTAGGAGTCAATCCAGAAAGAGTTGTTTGAAATGAATCAACGCTTCCTGCTGCTGAATCAAATAATGTTACTACATTACTATTAGAATTTCCTACATAAATTTTATTTGTAGAACCATTACTATAAAGTGCAAGTTCACCAAACTCTAAGGATGAAGGTGTTGGATTTGTTGTGCTTCTCTTAATCTTAATAACATTAGCCATTGTTCATTTCCCCTTTAAAATTAAATAGTTTTAGATATATATAAATTTTATTCATTAGGGGGAGCAATATGTTGCAGAACTTGCATTCCCACCATCAATGAAATATTGTCCACCTGTAGTTCCACCAATACAATCAAATAAAGAACTTAAAGAAAGTCCGGTTTCTAATACCCATCCTGACCCATTATAAAACAAAAAACCAGATCCAGATTCTGGTGGTGCCAGTTTTATAGTTGGAATAGTTTTATCTGGTACAGTATTGGGATTAAATGAAATTTCGTCTGATCCTGAAATAGTTATGCCAGCACCAGCACTGTAAATTCCACTTCCAACACCACCATCTCCGCTCATTAAAACCGGGTTCCCGAATTGATTTCCTACATATATTTTTCTATCTGGAATATTAACTGCAAGTTCCCCTAGATCCAATCTAGAAGGAACTTCATTTGGTACTAAAGATCTCTTTACTCTAATCTTAGCGTAAAGAGTGTCTGGTATGCAGTTTGACATTAATCTTCCCTTTTTCTAATTTAGTCTACCTACTATTTATAAAATTAGATTCTTAAGGGACAAACGAAAGATACTGTTTTAGCCCCAAAAACTGAACTTTTATTCTATTTAGAATAGATCTATCCACTGTTGCCTTGTTTTTATAATAAATTCTTATTTTTAATTTATTCATGGCGTTTCTGTTGTAAATCTACCCTTTAAAAAGGTCTTTTCTTGTCCATTTCCATAAAAAATTATATAGTAAAAATATTGACCCGGATGTAATTTTGATATAACTGATGATTCTAATTGTAGAGTAATTAAATTATTCAAAACAGTCAAAGTTCCTGGAAAATAATCAGTTCCATCATTCAATTCATCGTTTTCATTCAAAAAACTATCACTATAAACACTGAATAAGTTGTCTCCCTTTATTGATGATCTTCTTACATGAAAACTTACATTTTGTGTTATATTAATAGCATTATCATTCGAATCTGTATATTCGAATTCGGCATAAAAATCTGAATCCTGATCTACATAAATGTCAAATGTTCCTGCATTCATTTCTTAGATCCTATATGATATTTACAGACCAAATTCCAATCTTTTTTCTCTTTGAATGGAACTATTTTAATTTGATTAATCCCCGCTATAGGATCTGTTTCCTTTAACGGAGTGACTAATTTAAGAAGATTCCATTCTTCAAGTAATTGCGCTATTTTATTTCTTCGTGCAATATCATTTTCTGATATTTCAGAAGAAAGTCCATCTAAAAGAAACATTTCTTTAAAATGAACAATGTAATACTTACCTTTTTTGTGTAAAATGTGGCATGATTGGTATAGAGTATTTTCTTTCTTAGAAGAAATTCCTATTCTTGTGAGTGTTTCTTTGATTTTAAGAAAATTCTGCTCATCATCAAAAGTCACTTCCAGAAGGTCTTCTGGTGCTATTTTGCTTTTCATAAATTACTTTCCCTTATTAAGTTATGCCATTTCTATCTCCTATATTTATAAAATAAATTATTTCAACCCGTCTTTTGACGCAAAAATAGCATTTATACTTTCTTTCTGATTTTGATTTAAAAACCCGTAATATTCCTCTGCTTTTTTATATGAGCATTGAAAATATTCCATGATATTTTTGATAGAAATTTCTTTCAATAAATCATCTGGTTTTTTCTTCCATTTTGTGTATCTTTTTCTCTTTCTTATGGCACCAATCAAATATTGATATTGGTCCTTTTTGGACACAAAAGATACACGATTCATCTGGTTTGCATGCATCAATGTATCTGGAAAATAAGACAAATATTTATTGATTATAAAAGGAACATACTGCTTTTCCAGCAATATGTCCTCCTCCAGAATGTTCTTTTTTGTATAATTGATAGAATTTAAAAAATCAAAGACATTCATTTTTTAAATGTTACCTCCATCATAAGATGAACCAGACAAGCAGAATTATTAATTTCTGCATCTGCCACAAATGCCGATTTGTATTGGTAATCTGCCAAAATCAATATTGCAGTAGGAATACTTTCCGGTTCAACATAATCATTTAAGGAATCGAATAATTTTCTAAAAATAACAGAAGAATCCATGTCATTGTTTCTGGCTGTCCAGTTTCGAACAGATTCAAAATCTTTCTTTTTCATTGATTTGAACAGATCAATGATTGATTCATCAGAAAGATTACAAAGAATAGATTCATTAATAGACCCGTGTAGAGAGGCTTTCTGAAGTTCATTCAGAATTCTACGGAAATCTGGAAAGAACTTGATTATGAATTTTGCAAGTGCTTGTGCGTTGTATTCTACCTTTTCTTCGGAAAGAATACTCTTTGCTCTCTCAAAAAATTGAGTACATAGTTCTGGTTTATCAGTCTTTTCAAACTTGAAATCAATAATTGTGCATCTTGAGTGAAGAGGAGAAATAATCTTGTTCTTATAATTACATGTAAGAATAAATCTACAATTCTTTGCAAACTCTTCCATGAAACCACGAAGAGCAGGTTGCATACTCTGTGGATTGGAATAATCGAATTCGTCCAGAATTACAATTTTTGTATTTCCTCCAAGAGCAACAGAACTTGCAAAGTTTCGAATCTTGGTTCTCAGAGTATCAATGTTCCCGTCTTCGGAGCAGTTAATCAGAATGGAATCACATCCTAACTCGTTGCACAGTGCTTTTGCTACCGTGGTCTTTCCACACCCCGGACCACCACAAAGCATGAGATTCTGTATTTCTCCGTTGGAAACCATTTCCCGGAAAGGAGTTTTAAGTCTTTCCGGGAGAATGCATTCTTCGATTGTTTTTGGACGATATTTTTCTACAAAAAGAAAATGTGTTGGATCTGAGTTCATAGATTAGTTCTGATAAGTAGAATCCATTTCAAGAGCAATCCAATAGGTAATATTACGACTGGAGGAAGTAAACCTAGAAACAATATTTGAACTGATATCAACATCATAATTGTCAGGAACCAACTTTAGATTTTCAATCATAAAGTTAAGAGAAAAGTTACCAACAAATTCCTGATTTGATTGCACATTCATGCTGAAGGAATTGCTACCCTTATCCTTCTTGTCGTGTACCTTGATTACGATTTCATCATCATTATTTTCAACAGTAACATCAGAAACACCAAGAATGGATGCTGCCTTCTTCAAATCAACAATTTCACTCTCAGTGATATGGAAAGATAGATCAATCTTGGGCATATTGATCTTCTTGGTTGGAATTGTGAGAAGTTTCGGATCACTGTAGTAATATTGAATACTACGATGTCCACTTGAAATCAGGACATACTTGTCATGAAACTCAAGTTCTGGATCTTTGAAGATCGAAAGAGTTCCGAGAAACTTTGGAAGATCCCATACACCAAATCCCACCTCAAAGGTTTCTGATACTTCTGCTTCAGACAGGATATTTTTAATAGGAGAAATAGTACTAATTACATTTCCAGGATTAATAAAAATATTCGAATTGATTGATGCATAATTCTTAAGAATGTCGAATGTTTCACTAGTTAATTTAATTTTGTTCGCTGTTTGCATAATGTAGTCCTTTTTCATGTAGAATTTTTCTTAATATACTCTACACCATACTTATCTTCAATAGTTTTCTTTCTAGAATTTTCAGAAACACCTTCTTCTGAAGGAATATAACTAGAAAATCCCGGCATTTTCAATGGACATGATACTTTAGGAAAGTCTAACTTGGAATATTGTTCTTTTCCATCAATAACAAGAGTGACTAATTGAGTCATCTTTTTATCTCCACATCCACATGCTCCACAATAAAAAGAATTTTCAAATTTAGTACTATTCTTTCTATCTGAGCATGGAGGAAGACTCAGTTCATCCGAACCATGACAACTTAGTACTCTAAGACTTTTTGTTTCTTCTGGTGCTTTCTTGTTAGTCAATCCCCTAGAGACCATAGATTGACCAAATGATTTTGCTTTTTCTATGATATTTGTTTTCTCTACAAATTTTTCATCAGATGTTTTGTTTTGTTTTTGTTTAAACAATTCATATTGTTTTTTTGCTTTTTCAATTAATTGTTTTTTATAATCATCATTAATTGGAGTAATATCACTCATAATCTTCCTCCCATTCATCCTCTAGTGATTCAAGATTATTATTTTCATTGACTTGTCTTATGATATCATTAAGACTTTCTCGAGTTTTGTGTCTATCACTCTTTCTTTTTCTCTTGTTGCTTGATTTTTGAATTCTTCTGAAATCAAAATCTTCCTCGGAATAATCATTTCTTTTACTCATCTGTAGTCTCTTCTTGTTCCTTTGAAATAGTAAAATCTGGAAATGCCTTCTGAATAAATTCAAGAGGCAAATTAGGGATTGACTTTGTTGTTAGAATAGATGAAAGAATTGCTGCATCAGACCAATGAATTTTTTCTAAAATACCGATAAGAATTCTAAATTGCTGTCTAGGATAAATCTTCCAAATCTTCTTCTTATTTGGAAAATCAAATAGATAATTCAATCTTCCTATATTGACCTCTTTTAGAAGATCAGAATACGAATAACCATAAGGAGAATCATCTAAACGATATTTTGGAATACTTGAAACAAGAGAAACATATTGTGGATCATATGCAAATCTGAATAATTGCATCATTGCAGTTGATTTGTTTTCTCTTAAAATTTTAATTTTTATATCTTCTTCTGTCTCTTGGTTCATAAGAGAAAGAATTTCACCAATATATTTGTTTATTTTCATAATTAAAACTCGTCTATGACTTCCATGAGATTAGATAATTTATTCTTTACAAAATATTCAAAGAGTTTTTCTTTTCCTTGAACGGTAGGTTCCAGTTTATACTCACTCAGTATCTTATCGGTGTACTCTTTAGGTATATAGGAGAGATCGACCAATTTTTGATTTCTGTTATAATTAATTTTTAAATATTCTGGTATATTTTCAA